AAGGAGATCCGCCTTTACCGCTTGTAGCTTGACCTAAAGTTAAATTAACACCTTTATTAATTAAATCTTTAGCACCCTGAGTAGCCACTGGTGCAACTTTATTAATAACACCACTTAATGTACTTCCTATTAACCCACTTGCTCCTCTGTCAGCTAAACCTTCAACAGTTGTTGCATCTCCTTCAGAAGTTCCAGTTCCATAAACAAACCCTTCCTTTAATACTCTCGGTAAAGTTTGCTTTCCTTTGTTTACAGCAATAGAGCCTGCTATTTCTGATCCATATGCTTTAAATGGATCGTCTTCTCTAAATGACTTTATGTCACCTCTTATTTCTTTTACAGTCTCATTGTAAGCAGTGCTAAAATCTTTGCCCTCTATAAACTTTTGATATAATGCTTTTGCACCCGCTTCTAATTCATCTCCATAGCCACGACTTACTCCCTGAAATCCTGCTCTTCCCATATCAATAATATAATCACCAATAGATCTGTCTTTTGTAGGTTTTTCATTTTCCGAATTTGCTGATTGTGATTGATTTATAACCACAGCATCATCAAGATTTTCCCACCAGTTTTTTTTAGCCATTACTTTAACTTTCTTTCTTTATAAACAATAGTTCCATCAGGTCTTTCGTAATAAAGTCCAAATCTGCCATTTTCCCAATCTTTTGGGTCTCTTAATGGTATAGGGTCTGACAATGCACCAGTCGCATCCTTAAATCCTCCTGCTTGCAAGTCATTGAGAAGTTGATTTTCTAATGCTTCAAGCTGAATGATTAAACCATCCTTACCCATAGCAATTCCTGAAGGGGTATTAGGACTTGTTAATCTATTTGCTAATATCTGAAAGTCACCGCCAACCAATGCTCCTAAATCTTCAAGATCTTTTATGTTTAATCTTAATGCTTCTGCTAAAGTGGTTAATTCTGTTGATTTTGCAGTTGGGAAATTAATAGAGCCACGAACTTGAGTTTCAAAATCTATATTCTTTAATAATTGTTTATATTTATTTAAGTTGCCTAACATCGTGAATAATTTAGGTTTTTTCTCTTGAAACTTTAATTGTTTTGCTGAAGGTTTTTCGCCTACAACTTTACTGCCACTTGATTGACTTTCAGGGTTTGGATTAAAGAACATTGATAAATCTTGTGCGGGTCTTTGCACTTGCTTTTGTGTACCATTAGGCATACTAATAGTTTCTATTATTGGCTTTGATAAATAGCCTCTTGCTAGATTAAATTTCTGCTGTTCAGCTACAGTTGCAGTACCATTTTTCATTTTGTCGTTTAGCGACAGTATCGTGTTAAAGGCTTGGTTTGTCATACCACTACCTTTAAATGGTTCGTTGCTTCGATTATCCATTAACACATTACCATCTCTAGTGATAAGCATTGTGTCCTTGCCTACCGATATAGGGGCATTTAATTTGTTTTGTGCCTGCTGTACTGCTAAGTAATTTGCCATACCAGTATTCATTGCATTGCCCAATGCCTCACCCATTGTTGGGGCAGGCTTGCCTACTGAATATCCTCCTGCCTTCAACAACTCAGCAGAAGCACCTAACAAACCCATAGTTTTAGGGTCTGTAAAATTATTGCCCAATAAACCTGAAAAAGCATTTGTGTTTTGTGGTGCTACGTTTGGTTGAATTAGCTGTGGCTTTGGCAAAACACCGCTTGGATTGACTGTTATTCTTACTGGATCATTTGCAACCTGATTATTTACAATTGGTGCAGTAGATCCATAAGTTGCTCTCGGACTAAATGACATACCGCTTCTAGTTTTGTTTATGTCATTCATAAATGCTAAATCTATAGGTCTAACTGCCATTACATTAACCCCAACAATCCGCCACCGATTGCCCCATACATCGGATTAAATCCTGCAAGTTGTGCTAATTGTGACCCGCCTAAAGCACCGCCTAAAGCTGAAGCACCCTGATTTCTAAATACTGGCTGAACAGTGCTAGAACCTAATGTTCCGCCACCAACTAAACTCATGTAGTTTTGTAGCTTCTGATCACCGATATTTTGTTCGTAATTATATCGATTTATGTTGTCCTGAAGTTGGCTCATAGCATCAGCCTCTCTAGCAGATCCAACTTGTGCCAGTTGCTGTGCATCTAAGTTCTGATAAGAAGGTGCAAGTTTAAGTGCATCTTGTTGAGCCTGATAAGCATATGGGGCTAGTGCAGAAGTCATTGCCTGCTGATTTGCTCCTGATCCATATCTTCCTGACCTTGCAAACTGAGAAGTTACCGCATCAATCGCAGGCTTAAATGCCATACTCATTAGCGGATTAGTTCCCATTAAATTCTGATTAATCACATTCTGACTTGTTGCTGTAAGGCTATTTGGGTCTAAGGCTCTGTCTCTAACCATACCCAATGCCATGTCACTTTCAGGAGAAAATCCTACTGTGGTTGAGTTTGGGTAATATGAAGGCATCTCATCCATAAATCTGTCTTTAGCTTGTGCTAAACCAAACTCTAAGAAGGGCTTTGCATACGCAGGCGGTTCAACCTGAGTATTAACTGTGCCTGAACTTCCTCCGCCACCACCTTTTGACATATTAATATTCCTTTACTAAAACGATTGCAGTTGGTTCGTAGTCTTTCATAACTTTTTCCCAACCCTTTCTGCCTATAATTTCAACCGCTTCGCATCGGTATAATATAGACCATTTTCTTATTTTTGGCTCTACCTCTAACAGTGTTTTAAGGTTACCGCCTGCAAGCCAAAACCGCAGTGTCCTACGTTGCGGATAATCAATTATCTCAGTGACAATCGCACTATCCTTTAATGCCCATAACTGAGCATCACCTCTTTTGACGATTTCTATAACTTGTTCATAAGTATGACTATTGTGAGCATACCTAAGAGCATCAATAATCCACTTTCTGCACCTATCAGCATTAGCCGAAAATGACATACTCGTAGGATCTAGTGGTTGTAGCATTTGCATGATTTAATGTTGCCTGCCCCTTTTGTCTCGCTGTGACATGAATGTTTTCCGATGAAGCATCGCTAGTAGTCGGCATAAATAAAATCACACTATCCTCACCAATACGATCATCAGACAATGTCGTTGTAGCTGAACTATTTGTTAGTGTGACACTGCCAGTCGAGTTGACCTTGCCATCTAAAATATTGTTCACAACTCTTGATATTGTGCGTGGCTCATCTCCTAATGGTGATAGCCTCTTATAGTTGTTAACTCTTGTCATCTTCTACCTAATGGCTGACCTTCTATATCAACCCCCTGAGCAAAATCCCAAAAGCCTGATATGTTCATCCTAATTCTATGAAATCTTCCCTGAGATCGATGCTGTACAAAGCCCTCATCAGTTAGGCTATTTGCTGTTGAGAATGTCACTTCATCATCTTGACGATCTCTTGCCCCAACTTGCATCGTTACTGAGCCATCCCTGAAATAAGGAACTGTTCTTGTAACCAGTGAGTGTTTACCTTTATTGATGGCAAACTCTGCTGTCTCAATCGTTGCATCTAGTGGCTGACCAGTAAAAGCATAGATCTTGTTTGATAGACTGCCACCAAATAGGAAGTTACCGCCCTTATACAAGTTGCTGTCTAGTGGTGCAGGCAAGCCTTCTAATGTTGCACTTAGATTGTCTAAACCCTCTAATGTATATCCTGCTGTATAAAATGGTGATATCAGGTCTGCTGATACTTCAGCTATAGACCATTTGCCTACAGCATAATTATACATCAATATTTTATCAGGTGTTGATCCTGAAGTGTTTCCATTTGATACATATGACCACGCAACTATTTGGTTTTGCGGGTCTACTGCACAACTCATCTTATAATCAAAAGCACTATTAAAATCTTTGAAGAAAAACTTGTTTATTTTCTCAGCACCGATTGGATTGCTTTTAGTTCCATCAAAAGCATAAAATCCATCCTCAGCTAAATAAAATACAAGCCTTCCAACATTACCAACTGATCCTGAGTAAGCACAGCCTCTCTGTGTCTCTACTTTATCAATCTGATAGATAAGCGGTGTTCCAACATATTGAGCGATACATATAGCTTTTTCTAGCAATATAGTTGCGTATTCTCC